ATCTTTACAGTCGCCACAGATTTCAGCGCATCTTCGAGTCTATCTGCCATTTCCTCCGTAATCCAACTAGGATCCATAATCATGACAATCCGCTTCTCCGTGACCATCGAGTCCCACCCTCCCCCCAAGTTCTTTCGTAAAGCCCCAATCTCCTCTTGAGAAATCAAATCCTCTAAACCATCCTCATACGGCCACATCAGGACTTCCTTACACCATGTTTGTAGATTATCATCTCTTGATATGACAGGCACCTCTTTATTCGGCCATTTAAATGACTTGATAGCCTCAATACATGCTTTATCCTTTGGACACCAGAACTCCCCTGTAGGATGCATATCGCGCATAATAAAAATCTTCGACATATATTTCAAAATAAACTGCCCAACATCCTTTGCAACAGAGTCTGGGAGAGGTGCAACCAAAGCACAATCAACTGAAAGAGATGCAGCCATAGAACTTAGTTGCGAGTCAGACCAGGCCGTTTTCGATGCAGTCGTTTTCCCAACCAAAATGGTATCGTATGTATATACAAGGCCTTCACGTGTTTGAAACACATTCTCAAATTTATAAATAGATATAGGAGGAGGTTGACATTGATTATTCCCATCCGAATATAGCACTAGTTTATCATCGGATGACCTTTTTAACATTGTGCAAAAGGTCTTTGACTGAGCATCGCTCAAAGGCCCCTGTATACGACGTGAAAACGATTTCCGCTCTATTACATTGCTTGCTTTTCCAAAGTCAGTCACAGGGCGCATATCATGTAGGCCTGTAGGTTCAATATATAAATATGCCGATTTATCTACAATATTGCGAGGATCATACGTTCGAACTTCACTTGCATGATAATGATAGGTGCGAAGGCTTAGTGACGGATTTGCAACAAGAAATCGTTTTTTAAACATTTCAATTGTGATTGCATTGTCGCATCCACCCTGACCAAATGGGAAGTTCAATTCATCCCAATCCCACTTCAGCTTTTTGACAGCCGTGGAAGAGATGACCCATGTATCCTGAGAATCTGCGCGAGGTCCAAAGAGTCTGGCGGCTTCTATATCGGCGGCGCTTGTGCCTGCCACATCCCATCGTAGAAGTGCTAAGAATTTCGGATTTATATGCATATCCGTAGACCATAAAACGCGCCAAGAATCCGCATCCAGAAAAATATCGGCATTCGCAAAAGCGATTAACACATTCTCTGGAGCCTCTTCATAAATCCAACGAACTACATCCGCGTATGTCAATCGTTTCCCAATAACCTTTTCTTGTATTTTTATATCCGTTTTACCCATGGCCTTTTCGTTTAATAGAATAATGCGGTCCACAATAGAACACTCTACATTTTTCCGAAGACATTCATCGATTTCTGTGCGCCGCTTTCCTTTTCCTGGATCATAATATTGTGTAACAAGCCATAACTCTTGTGGTTCTTCCACCGCCTCTAAGCATCGAAGACCCCTACTTCCTACAAAAGCTGTGCGCTCCTCCGAGGCCGTAACAGGAAATGTTCTACCGAAATGTAGCGCGAGAGCTACCAAAGCCTTTGCATCCTCCACGGTTCCATCCCATACAGCTCCTGTAAACGGATACAGTTCATGCATCTCATCCAAACATAACATATTGGTGATTTTGAGTTTGACAAGTTTCTCTACACCCATCAATTTAATAAGACTTTTAGGAAGGGCTACAAGGCGTGCCTTTGACCACGAACCCGCCTCCAACCAAGCAAGAACTTCTGTCGGCTCATTCAAACACACCACAACATCTGGCACCAGGCCCGCTGCATCTATCGCATCTGCTAAAACCGTGCTTGTAGTGCCAATATCCCAGCGATTCCATCGTGTATGTGTGGGCGGCTTGTCAAACCATACAAGAGTTTTCTGATCGCGCCAGACAGATGTATCCAAACTAAGTATTCGTATATCGTTGCCAGTTTTGGGATTTCGTGCCAACATACCTACTCAAATAGACTCACAAGCACCTTAGGCCCAGATGCTTTATAAGGGCAGATGAATAAGTGCGCATATCTAGTAAACTCTACACCCAAGTATTATTATCTTCTACCACTCCATTTCACACTTCTAAAACGATATGCACCCGAACTCTCCATGCCCCTATTTCTCGCGACAGAGGAACCTGCGCACCCGATATGTAAACAAGTTGCTGCAATGGGAGTAGAGCTACTTCCACTGGCAGCATCTGATGCAGGATTTCTGGACTCTCGTCGAGCTGCGTTGGAAGCACTCAAAGGTCGTTATGAGTATGTGCTGCCAGTCCAAGAAGATTTTCTACTCGATCGTGCTCCGAACTATACTGCACTAGAAGAAGCCCTCACTCTTTTGAAAACCTATACGAGTGTGCGGTTAATGCCGTGCCCGGGACCGGGTGGACTACCACTTGGAACCGCATGGGCACACGTTATACCAACCGATACATATGCGTTTACATTTCAGGCTACGATATGGCGCCTAGATGCATGTGCGGAATGGTATTCGGCACTTTGTAAGAAGTTGGAGATGGAATGGCCTCGCGCTACAACGACAGTAGAGAAGCGACGACATGTAGAGATTCGTGGAAACTTCGCATAGAATACTGAAGGTCAGCGATTCTTTTGGGAAGTGTGTAAAGGAGGACATATAGGTTGGAGGAGAGTGGGTCCATGGTCTAATGCGGTATATTTGTCTCCGTGGCCGTATCGACCTACTGCGATTGTGCAGGGGACCTTGGAACCATGGGCGGCGGAAATGATGAAGCGTGAGGGGAACCTATAGATATATAGTATCGTAGGCCCTCGAGCCTACTACCACTTAAGTGCAGCTTTTGAGTAACTATAAGCAAAGCCCTCAGCTTTCTTCAGGGATATCTTTTCAGCAATCATTTCAGCAACATAATACGCAAAAACAAATACGATTGCGTGTGACAAAGCTACCATAGACTTGGATCCACCGCTAGACAGCCTCAGAAAAATACCGGGAGTCAGCATATAGAAAAGGGCGAGAAGGACCAAATAGCGTATCATATATTCTAAACGCATATTATAAGTCCTTCATACCGGAACCACTCATTCATTTCATGGAAACAGATTCAGGTGGCTTCGTATATTGTGGCATCTCTGGTTTACGATATTTGTCTTGAAACCCCTCGCGAATATACATACGCAATACATAAAACACAACAACAAAAATGGCTGCATGCGTTGCCGCAACAACCAGTTTAGAACACTTTGGAGGAAGAGTTACAAATACTCCAGGTGTCAACACGAAAAACAGAATACCCAGGAGAAGAAAGTGATACATATTATAATGTATATATATATTTAAATTTCATTATATACATGAAGAAATACAGCATTACTCAAGGGAGTATAGTTATCCACATTTACAAGAATATGATTACTAAATCCGCCACGCTCACTAATGACTTGACTACAATACCCATCCGACTCTAAGCTCGCCATAGCTCCAGGAATCCGGTGATACAGTGTATAATACCCTGCAGAAACTCCGTCCAAAGATGCATTTCTAGCTACTACATTTACATCTAGTTCCAGTTTCACCTGTGTGTTATAATAGTTGGAGGAATACGCATTCGATTGCTGGGAAAGCATATAACTCCCTTGAGAGGCTTTTTCTAGAATTTGAGGACCGCGACTTGTTTCATATTGAACAAAACTGGAAAAGTTTTTCACCAAATGTATGGGAGTGCTTCTTCCTAAATACATACGTTGAAAGAGATAGTTTGGATTCACTTCTAAAAACATTCGGGTAGTAGAGTCTGGATTGATATATCGTATAAAAGGAGCTATATTAAATTGGACTGTACTGAAATACACATCGCCTGTAGAATAGGACGGATATACTTCTACCGTAGACATTGGGACATTGGAGCCCATAGATCCACTCCAATCCCAAGAAACACCACCAAATGTTGTAGAATATGGAATACTACTCACAAAACTTGCATAACCAACGCTAGTAGAATGCGAACTTGCCGTATATCCAATCCATCCACGTGCTACTGCAGATAAATCTGCATATCCCGCGGATGTAAAAGAACTAATGGAAAAAAATACGGTTCGGAGATCAGTAATAGTGGATAGTTGAATATCACCTACACCCACGAATTTGAGTGTTGACTGAGATGTCGACATTATTATATTTTCCGAGTTAGGCATTTGAATAGCGGCTGTGCGTGACACGATTGGAACGGACCCTTGGGATACCAAGGTATTTGGTGCAGCATTATTGAATGTAAGCGTGCTGTTCGATCTATTTACATATATATTTAATAAGCCGTCGATACCATTTGTTCGGAATCGAATGGTATTATTCGTATCTTTCGCTAAGAGTGTAGAGCCATATGGGTCTGCAACAGTGTCATAGGGAATGTTATAAATAGAACTAATTGAGTTCCAATATGCATTGCCTATTCCATCTGATATAAGTATGTGCTTTTGAGGAATATATCCATTCGTTGCTGAACGTACGTGAATCTCTCGGAGTGTAATAAGGTCGGAGTCTAAACTTTTTATACTAGTAGCCATTTACTTCTGTCTTAGAATGATAGATTCTGAATTGTTAAAAAATACGAATTCGTGGATGCAAAAAATGTATTTATATTTTCTGAACGAAACCCAATATTTGTTGTATATGATATAGCACCCGGTAGATAATGATGGAGAACATATGGGTTTTCATAATATCCTATTATATTTGAGCCTGGAATAGAAATCTTCATAGGTTGTTGAAATACGTTTGAATATCCGTCGCCTGAATTTATACCCATCACTTGTGTTTCATGTAGAGTGCTCAAATATCTGTTGCCATATTGAATAAATGTGCTCATTGGAAAATACACAGAGTTTGGAGAACCTGCAGTAATAGTATTAAACTGAAATGTGGGATATATTTCCATAGTAATACGACTTTGGGCGGTTATAAAGCTGGAAAAGGCATCCAGTTGAAGATTCATCGTAGAAAAAGCGAGGTCTACATTATTATAGATACTTCCAGTGATTGGTCCATTCTGTCCTTTATATGTAAGCGTAGAGTTCACGAAACTACTGAGGAAGGTAATCGCTGATACACTTGATACATATACTTGAGATCCATAAATACTCATATTTCCTGCACGATCAATAAAGATATTTTGTTTTGCAGCTAAAATACCCCTGCTTGTGCTCAGAAGGGTAGGAGTGCTCACATACCCATAGCTACCGAGGGAGGATATGAGTCCAACTGTCGTGCTAGGAATATCATTTCCGTAAGCGACTTTGAATAAATCGGCATTTGATTCGTTGAAATAGTGTCCAGTACTAAGATATTCACCTACAATTGTATTGAAGTTTATATACGGGGGATCCGTACTTCCTGTTACAACTACTCCAAGATTTCCACCTGGAGATGTGGGAGGATACAAAAGACCTGTTACAGTGCTTTGAAGATGAAGTGAGCTAAGATAACTAGCAAGCCCCAGATTCTGCACAGTGCTTTGAAGGGACAGACTACTTATATAGCCGTATGTGCCAAGTCCAGTGATGGACGATTCCTGTTGTTTATTAAGACCTGTAGTTGTACTTAAAAGACTGGGTGAACTTATATATCTCGCTGAACCAAGACCTATAACGGTACTTTGAATATTTGACATAAACGATAGACTTCCATTTAAAAAAGGTGTCATAGAACTTACGAGATCTGCCGTACTTATATACATGGAGGATCCTTGTATCCATTGCACAGTACTTTGAAGTTGATAGGAAGTTATACTACCCGGTATCCCCCCCTCCCCTATTTGTGTAGAAAGTGTTGAATAACTTGTTGCCACAACAGTTGAAATAGAGGATGCAGCCCCATATATTTGTATGAAGGAAGATGGTAAATAGTTAATAGGAACACCGGCAAGCGCTGATTGACTGCTGATTGTTTGAAATACATCTTGCCAAATCTTTGTGCCCTTACCATCTGCAACTTCAATCATATTTTGAGAATAAGGTATCCCCGTTACTGGATTTACTGAAAAAGTGAGCTCCTGTATTTGGTTCTCTAAAAAGTTTGTCCGACTCATCCTTGCGGGTTCTACATCAAGATAAGAATACCCTCTCCTGAATAAGTCGCACAACACACTAGAATGCCAGGAGGTGGTGGTTTATTACAGTTAGTTGCTATGGGAAAACAAGATGTATTTTTAACCGGAAATCCACAGATAACGTGGTTTAAAATGGTATATCGTCGCTATACGAATTTTGCTATCGAATCTCAGCAAATATATTTTGATGGCGACCCGGACTTTGGAAAACGTGTGACATCCCTCATACAACGGCGTGGAGATCTTCTTGGCCCTATGACAATTGAAGTTGTTCTACCGTATGTGAATATGACGGATGACACTATAGGAAAATATGTGAATGCGGTGGGATATGCACTGATTGAAGAAATTTCACTTGAAGTTGGTGAGCAGGAAATCGATAAACAGACCGGGGAATGGATGCAAATATGGTCCACTCTCACAACACCTACGAGTCAACGGGATGCATTAAACAACATGGTTGGGCGTGCCGATGGTTTAAATCTGCCACCTGCCAATCCACAGAGTTCCCTGTGTTCCGTCGGAACATACAAATATGGAGCTATGAAACTGTATATTCCTTTACAGTTCTGGTTTAATAAAAATCCTGGACTCTATTTACCCCTCTTAGCCATGCAATATAATCCGGTTCGTATTAATATAAAACTTCGAGACTTGGCAAGCCTTATTGACAATTCGGATCTTAGCGGATCTTGTGCAAATGTTCAACCTAAGCCTACAAGTATTATTGATTTTCGAATGTGGGGTGACTATATATACCTCGATACGGAAGAACGCCGTAGATTTGTAGCAAATACACATGAATATTTGATTGAACAGATTCAATACACCCCGAGAGTGGCGATACCAGAAGGAGTAAATACACACAATATTCGAATGGAGTTCAATCATCCTTTGCGAGAAATACTGTGGACAATTCGTCGAGATATCATGGAAATATCACATGAATGGTTTAACTACGGTACCACCTCGTTACATGAAGCAGGTATATCGCGTGATATACTTCAAGAAGCAACTTTACAAATAGATGGGTATGATCGATTTGATACACGTGATTCTGGATATTTTCGTCTTGTTCAGCCGTATCAATACCATACGGCTACAGATGTAAAACAGTTTATTTATCTCTATAGCTTCGCACTCCGGCCAGAAGAAATGCAACCTTCTGGTTCCCTCAATGCGAGTCGAATTGATAATATGAATCTTGTAGTGAATCTTCGTCCAGATACATACGAACCTGTAACCTTATCATATAATTTGAATGGCGAGCTAGTAGCTGCTAATGACCCCAGCGCTGTTCGCACAGTGGTTAATCCAGCATATGTTCCAATTCGTGGTAAATCTACCATCATAATCTATGCCAAAAATCATAATGTATTACGAGTGGTGAATGGTTTTGCGGGTCTTCTCTTCAAGATTTAGCTCGTAAGTATCAATAGCGATGGCCACAGAGGTCAAAGAAATAAGTTCCCTAACAAGTTCAACAAAAAGTATATTTGGAAGCGGCTTTACGACGGGATTGATAGGCCTTTTTATACTTGCAGGAGGTATTCCTATACCCCCCTTTTCATACCTAGGATATGGGGGTCTCAATCTTTGGGCAGCCGGCTCATTGCAATGGTGTATGGCAAAAGCCTCTTTTCAAGGAGCGATGGTATTTCTACATGCAATCATAACATCCTCCTATCCTCAACTTAAATGGATTGGATACCTATTGATTTTAAATCCGTGGTATATTTTTGATATTGTACAAATATTTAGTCCCGCTTTCGCATATGAGGGATTTAAACTTCCATTAACTAAGTTTGACCCTATTAAACCATTAATAAAACCTCAAGCGGATGGTAAGGGGGGGTTTACATACAGTCAAGCCACACTTAGTATACCTTTGATCTTATCGGCTGTTGCACTTACCTGCACAGGTATTTATGGATTTTTAAATATGTTACCTGCATCGTTAGCTAGGAATTATAAACCCATTGTAAATACCATTTTTACAGTTTTAGGAAGCCTAACTGCAGTTCTAGGAGGCGGTATAGGCTCTGCAGCAGCTATTCCTCATATTATGAGTTTTCTAAATTCAAATACAAAAGGAGCAGAAGCGGAATCTGAAGTTCCTAGAAAACAACATCGTCCGCGTTCTCAGACGGGACAAGAAAAACAAAAGGACATTATTCTGGCAGCTCCCCTGGAAACTCTCACCGCATCATCGCCTATGGCGATTTCTGAAAATAATGCTGCTATAGCTGCTATAACAGATAAAATTATAAAAACAGATACTATTACTCCTACTATAATAAACGCTCCTACAGAATCGATACTTGCATCGGCACCATATGCCTCCGATGAGAATGTCCCAGATTCCCAAATTGCATCGGCACCATATGCCTCCGATGAGAATGTTCCAGATTCCCAACTTGCATCGGCACCCCAATCTAGCTCCAACGAGTATCTTCCAGAAACCCTATTAGCATCCGCACCTATATATGATGATGTTCAGCGCGGAGGTGCGGTGTTACCGCCCCTGCGTGACGTAATAAGCAGTATACTAAAAAAGAATACACATACGATGCAAATGCAATCTGGTGGAGGGCGTTCCGTGGATGATGTCTCAAAATATATATTTTTAGGTTCACTTGCATTTATAACAGTAAGTGGTATAGGCCTTGCGCTTATTCGTTCAAAACGATTATATATGGATACAATATAATGAAGTATTTAATGAACCAAGGAGAGTTTGAACAACTTATAGGACTTCAACCTGTGCCTGTAGGAACATCGATTCCGGCATTTACTGTCATTTATTTTACTGCTACGTGGTGCAGTGCTTGCAGGCGTCTGGATATACCACTCCTCGAAGAAAGACTTCCTGAAGTAAACTGGCTAAAGTGCGACGTGGATCAGAATAACTATACCCCTGGCTATTGTGGTGTTCGTTCTATTCCTACATTCATTATCATAAAAGATAAGAAAGTAGTTTCTACATTTCAATCATCTACAAATGAAAAAGTAGAAGAGTGGATTCGTTCTCATTTCTAACCCACTATTAAATGAAGACTATCAAACAAATATTAGCGGTGGTTCTATCTATTGGAGTTGTAATATATGTGAGTAATCATTATGACGAACTAAAAAAAATGGCAGCAAAATAAACCGCCATCTTATGTAAGGATGAAAACAGAAGCCTCGTATGATTCTATTATAATAGGCTCCGGTATAGCAGGACTTTATACAGCATTAGAACTTTTAAAAAAATATCCGCGCAGAAGTGTAGCATTGTATGAAAAACATAAAGAACTAGGTGGACGAGTCTACACATTTCATCAAACGATTCAAGGTCATGCGCTTCAGTGGGAAGCGGGTGCGGCACGTATATCTGAGAATCACACACTTCTTATAGATCTCATGAAAAAATACAAGTTAACGTATTCTCCTATTACCGCAGGAATTCAATATATTGATACATATGGTTCCCAACTTCAACCAGATGCGTTTGAACCAGGAATTCCTATATTTCTTGAACCGCTCTTCGGCATCCCAAAAACCGATTTACAACAAAATACCATTCGTCAACTTCTTACACGAATACATGGTGCTAAACGCACGGAAGAGTATCTTATTCGGTTTCCTTACAGAGCAGAAGCAGATGTAATGCGAGCAGATATGGCCTTAGACCTTTTTAGCAACGAGTTTCGGACATCAAGAAAATATGGTCTATGCGCAGAAGGACTTTCAGCCCTTGTGAAAGCAATGCATGCAGATATACAAAAGCGTGGAGGCATTTTTCATATGGAACATACACTCAAAGAAGTTACACAAACAGGAAATATTGTAAAAACCATTTTTGAACATGACGGAGATCAAATACGCGTAGAATCATCCCAGTGTATCATCGCAGTTACAAGTGAAGCGCTTCGACATATAAAACCATTTCAAACATGGCACGTATTACGGCATTTACAAATGAAACCCCTTTTACGATTTTATGGGGCCTTTCCCAAAGAAGAAAATAAAGTATGGTACGAAACATATGGAACACGTATTGTTACATCAGAACCAATACGTTATATGATTCCTGGAGACACATCTGTAGGATCTGCACAGATGTCTTATACAGATAGCCAAGATGCAGAATATTGGATACAAAGACTGAAAACAGAAGGGGAAAAACAGGTGGGAGAGGAAATGCTACAAGAACTTCGCAGACTTCTGAAACCTTCTATACCACCCCCTTATTTCGTTAAAGCTCATGCATGGGATCACGGCGTTACCTACTGGCTTCCTGGTGCGTATGATCCTAGCGCCCTCTCAAAAGAAGCTATAACACCCTTTCAAGAAATGCCAGCCGTGCATGTATGTGGCGAATCTTTCTCCCTTCGTCAAGGATGGATAGAAGGGGCAATTGAACATGCAGAATCCATGCTCCAAAAACTGCGATAGGATTTCTCTTTCTAAAAACCCCGACCCTTACAGATATGGATATATACCTTCTTATAGGTATTTTACACGTTGCAATAATTGTCCCATTTCTTTTATGGATTGGATTCAATCGCGCTGCATCTCCAGAATGGGTGTATCATATTCTATTCGGTGCTGGTATACTCATTTTAGTGTATCATGGATATAAAGCAATAGGTCGCTATCTTGCGAACTCTCCTGTTCTTTGGGTCAATGTGATTCATACTGTCCTTGTGGCACCCCTACTCCTTTGGATTGGGTATCACGAAAAAAAGACAGAACGAGCTGCATATGATATGTTACTCCTTGCAGCCTTTGGAGCCCTTGGTTATCATCTATATAAACTTATAGTTGTGTCACAAACATTTGTAAAATCCCCCGAAATCTAATCAACGGATCAAACTTATATAATTTGTTCTAGATATTCATGTTTGTTTCCGGAAAGTGACATACATCCATGAGCAATATGATATAGATATGCGGTATTACTATTACATACCTTTTGACATGTAGAACAAGTTAATCCATTCTTTGAGAATTGTTTAACTTCTTCTTCACAATGTATACGTATGAAATGAATAAGCCTATTAGCCTTCGTAAGGGTATTATAGGGGCAACATGGACAAATAAGGTGGCTAGTTTCTTTATTTGAATGCCTTGCCGAAATATGTAAAGCAAGAGTTTGAGCATGAAGAAATTCTTTTTTACAAGTTCCGCAAGTGTATGGAAGATGTCCTTCATGCTTTTTCATATGATAATGCATCGTGTTTTGATTTTTCTTCGTTATTTGGCAAATATTACAGACAAAGAGATCTTCTGCATTTTTCTGATAAACATACGGCATATGATATTAAAATAAATCGCATCCGATTACTTCAATTTTTTACGTGTGAGGGTCGGGCTACGACGCACGGTATATGGGCGATTCGGTATATACCGTTTCATCACATTCAATAGCCTCACAGAGGGTGTGGATTTACTGCGTAGTTTACGAGTACGACTGCGTTGGCTATTTGGCATCTATTTATTTACCATCTTTTAGAGCAGTGAGAGCTGTGTCCACCGCCACAATACTCCTCCTGTGTAAACCCTTCCTCTGCCTTACAACAAAATGGATTATGGTTATCTTTTGCCGTAGATAGACGTATACCTATAACAGGATCCATAT